CAGTTGCTGTAGCTTTAACTCGCTTTCCACCCGCCATTCCACCAGTTGCTGTTCCCTTGACTCTTTTACCACCCGCCATTCCACCAGTTGCTGTTCCCTTGACCCTTTTACCGCCTGCCATAGGTCGCGCTTTTTTCATATCCATAGTTTTTTTCATTACTTGTATCCTCCACCAGCATCTTTGTATGCTTTAGCAAGCATCTGAGCTTTTCTAGCAGACCACTGCCCAGACTTGCCGCCCTTGGTTCCCGCCTTTATGCGATTAAACTGACGCTTACGCATATCAGGCTTTGTATAATTACCAGCCTCGTTTACCTTAGATTTTGCTTTCTTAGCTTTTTTCTTTACAGGCATATCTACGAGCCTTTCTTTTTTTTCTTTTTAAAGTTTCTGCTACGATTGGCCGATTTACTTTCTATCGTAACGCCATCCTTGTTACTACCGCCCTTACTCAACGCTTTCTTATGACTGATGTCTTTACCTTCACGTTTGTCAGCCTTTCCGTTACCGTTAGCATCTTTGCCCTTCTTGTCCATAGCCCTTCTGGCTTTTTGCCTTTCCATACGGGCCTTGAAAGCCGAACTGCCTACAGGGGCGTTAACCTGCTTTTTACGTTTTTTCTTATCAGCCATAATGTTTAAGAACTTTCATCACAATAGTATAGCTGTCACCGTTTGAGTGACCTACCGTAGTGAAATCTATATCTCCCGTAACACCGCTACCTGCATTGTTGGGTATGCCTGAGAAGCTAGAAAAGTCTAGATTATCTGAGTAATCAGCAATAAGATTCCACGCCAAAACATTTGAACTAGCGTCAAAATCAATTGTCACGCTCATGCCAATAGTGCTGTACCATATCCCGTATATTGAGACACTGCTACAAGCCTGCTTAGTGACTGGGTTAACCACTAAAGCAGAAGCGTCAATCTTCTTAACTGCGTCTTCCCCAGATCCATCACTAGCATTGGTAAACTTGAATGTTGCAAACTGAGCGCCGTCCGATATTGTCTGTGTTGCTACCGTGTCAGCCATTGTAAGCCTCCGTCAAAGGGGCATTTCTGCCCCAATAAAATAGTTACCCTACTGTAGAGATAGGCGTACCTACAGAGCTTGCCATCCACACTTGCTTGCCGCCAGTCACAGCAGTTATACAGGTAATACGGCATCTGGAGCCTATTCCTGAACCCGCTACAAAGGTAAACGTGTCCCCTGCGTTTGTGATAACAGGGTTAGCCGCAGTACCTGCCGCTAATTGCGTTTGGGCCAAGAAGGTGCTACCCGTCACAGTGGGGATAACGATAGTCGTTGTTTTGCCAGAACCTACAGCAGTGGTTACCAAGAAGTCGAAATACGCGCCTTCCGTTGCGGTAGCGGCGGCTGGTAAGGTAATAACATTATCCAAAGTGCCGTGGATTAATACAATAGCGCCAGAGTCAGCGATAGATAAGGTTTCAGATATTGCCCCTGATGCCTCCCAAGTCTTTACCACAGAGCGTTTAGCTTTCACCGCGCCCGTTATAGTGGTTGCACCTGTAACAGCTAGAGTGCCGGTAACTGAAGCGTTACCGCTTGCATCAACTGAAAATTTTGTGGTTTCAGCGCCTGTTGTGCTATTTACTTCAATGGAGTCAAATCCATTAATAGAACGAACGGGGCCGTTAAAAGTTGTCTTACCCATGTGATTCTCCTGTCGTGGGTGAGTCTGCTATCAAGCAGTCAGGATTAAAAGGGGGAGAAATCTCCCCCCATGCAACGATACCATTAAACCTTAATAGGTCAATAGCATTATTACGCTCCGGGCGATCCGTAGATGCCCAGTGGATCAGATACACCGAACGAGTATCGCTCACGCGCCTTATAGCGCACATTACCCGTATCGAAATCTCCGTCCATGCTAGTTTCAAGAGCCGTTCGCTCAAAGTGCTTCATGCCGTTTGGAATATCGGTCATAACAAAGAAGGCATTAGTGTCAGTCAGGTAATGATTGACCGCATAGCCTTCAGGGATAGCACCCATGTTGCGAATAGCATTGATGTCGTTATCGGCAGTATTTACTCGCTGAGTAGTTTCCAGCAAGCGATCCGCAACAAACATCAGGTTAGCTGGAACAATTAAACGAGTAGGACGAGCCGCAATAAGCAATCCGCGCTCATCTATGTATCCTGCAATAGTGATAATTGCATTCTCCAAAGATGTTTCGTTTAAATCAGCGCCAGTGGTAGGACGGTTGCTGTTGAAGCCACCACCTACAGTTGGGTGACCGCCACCACCAGTAACACCATCGCCAACAGCAGTGAACAGGTTTACACCGTCACCAGACTGAAAAGCGTTAGTGAAACCATTGTTAAGAGGATTAACCGACTTAACTTGCTTGGTATATGCCATAGCGCGAGCGAGAGCTTTGGTGTAACGTGCAGACAACGAATCATACAAGTTGTCCTCCATAGCCTCTTCGGTTATAGAAAAACCAGTAGCAATAGTTTCGTGGTTGTAACGGGCAGTGAAGGATTCTTGCGCTGAATCATAACTGATTGCAGAGCCTTCATTCTTAACTGGAGCCGCAGAGAAACCACTCAACTTCACCTCTTCTTCAAACGAACGGTCAGAACTCTCTGTTTCATAGATGAGAGTGTGTTCATCTTCATACTTTTCATACTCAAGACCAAACAAAGCATTAAGGCCGGGGAGTAGCTCTTTGAGCATTTGTGCGCGTGAAATAGCCATTTCCTATAACTCCTTATACGCCAAGTTTAGTTTCGTATGCATGACTAAGCGGAAGGTAAGTAACAAGACAGTCAGTAAACGCATCGCCTACAGTGCTGTTTGGGCCTTCTACAAATTCAATTACACGAAGTGGGAGTGTGTTAGTCGTTGCAATAGATCCGCCATCTAGCGCGTTTCTGCTTCGACCAATTGAGGTTGAACCCGCAGTATTAACCGCTGAGATGTTGTTACCAAGCCCAGTTTGAGCTATAGCTTCATCACCTTGCATACGGAATACTAGTTTGGGATCGTCACAGACATACGCCATGATATCAGCGGCAACAGTTGACGCTGGATAGTGCTGACTAAATGTCATCTGGTTTGTGGTGGGATCAGTGAAAGAGCATCCCATGAAAATACCGACAGTTCCAGCGGCAACTGATGTTGTAACTGCGGCTTTTTCTACAGTTCCAGCGGCAACCAACTTAACAAAATCGCCGTAAAAAATAGCGGTTCCGTAATTGCTTGCAATCTTTATGTGACGAACTTTTCCGTTAAAAGAGCCGCTCGCACTAAGAGTATCAACTGGTTCTGCACCTGTTGGAGTTGCAGTAGTAGCCATTATGGCCTCCTAATTGAGTTAATTACTTAGTTAAGGAGCCTCCCCCAAATGGGTTAGCTCCTGCCAAAAGTTGTCCTAGAACTACGCTCTGGAGTTAACAGAGGCATTCTTGGATCATTCTCACGCAAATAATTCTGGTCTACAGAATCCATTTGATTCTGTGCAACCTGCTGAAAATGCTTAGTGCGCGATTCCATCTTGGCTCTTGGTGCCTTACACAAAAGCAAACCACCTACCTCAATGTTACCAGCAAATGTAGAATTAATATCAGATTCAAGCATGAGTTCTGGATGATCTTCGTGCTTACAAGCCTGCCAACCCTCCCTAAACATACGAGAAACATGAGTATTATCTGATTCGCCTAATGTAGCCGTTCGTATCCACCTAAACATCCAACCGTCTTGCGGGGTTGGATCTGGAAGCAACGAAGCTGGCATCCATGAATCACTAGCTCTAGCATCTTCAATGCGTGAAGACTTTTCTCTGGGTTTGCGCTCTTCAGTCATCTCAAACTCTCCTTCTCTTGTTGTCTGGAATACTGTTCATTGGTAAGCCCAAGTCGCTTGGCGAGAGCAATTTGGGTAGAGGTCATCTTCAATTTGCGCGGTTTTACACCATTACTTCTGCTTGATGGTGCCACTACCGTGGAGCGATGATTGACAGTCGAAGTCGCGTTACCTCTATTAGAATCGCTTTTATCCTGCCAATCAAATGATGGATACGCCTCTCGCATTCCAGTGTCAATAAACTTGAAATACTCAGTCGTATTAGCTTTTATCTTGTGATCATCAATAGCTTCTTCATGCAACCCGTAAGCAGTTGCGGTCATCCTCTTGTTTCCCGGAGACATAAACCAAGAGTTATTTTCGGCCCACTGCTTGGCCTCTGGATCTATAGGCAGTGGAGATGGTTGTTGCTGTTGCTGTTGAGGAGCAGGCTGATAATTCTGCTGTTGCCTAGCAGGCTGTTGAGCGGCAAGGTTTCTTTCGTACTTTGTAGCCTCTGCCATCTCAGCTTGAGCTTTATACAACGCCTCTTGAGAATCGACAACATTATCAGTGTCGCCCTCCTCATAAGCTTTTTTGTATGTGTTCTTTGCCTGCTGTAAAGCAAGCTCCGCTCTGCCTTTAATTTGCTGAACTAACGCGGCCTCACCTCGCGTAATAATACTCTCATACTCTTTGTTCTTATTACTAAGAGTTTGAGCAACGCGAACTGCTTCCTCCTGCATCTTAACGGCGGCTTCTTTTTGCCTGCGCTCTTCATTCTGCTCATAACGAAGTTTGTTAATTCGCTTTTGAACTTTCTCGCTATACCCCGAAAGCTCGTCATCGTCAGATTCGCTAGAAGAGGCTTCAGACTTTGACGGTCTGCGATCCTCTTCGGGCCTATCGTCAACAACTTCAATTTCAATGTCGGAGTCACT